TGCTAAAACTAGAAGAGGAAGTCAATATAATAATAATTTAGAACGTAATAACATAGTACAGAGAAACTATAACAACGTTAGAAGTTATAACAATAGTAGAAATAATAATACTAATGTAAGAGTATATAATAGACCTGAAAATAATGACGCAGAGATAAGACGTTCTGTTGATTTACTTAAAAGAGGAAATAAGAATATAAACATAAGAGAGTATAACAATCCAAATCAATTTAACAATGATAAAACTATCAGACCTGATATTAGAGGCTACGGCAGGCCCGAAAGCGGTAATAATGGCAGGGGGAGCTGGAGCAGGGAAATCATACCTCCTTCAACAACTAGATCTCAAATCTCTACCCCTAGTCAATCCGGACAAATACGTAGAGGATCCGGACCATCCAGCGTTCAACAAACTGGGACCAGCCGCTCGAGCAGCGGACCAGGAAGCAGAGGAGTTCGTAGATAATAAGCGATCTTTTGTTTGGGATACAACAGCTTCTAATCCTAAAAAGATTAAAGATATTTTAGCTAAAGGCTTTAATGTCTATATGGTAATGGTATATACTCATCCTATGCAAGCTTTTATTTCTAACTTTCAAAGAGAAAGAAATGTACCTAAATCAGCAGTATTTTCAACGTGGAGAAATGTTTATCAGTTAATTAACGATTATATTAAAATGACTAAAGGTAATTTTTCTCTGTTTGTTAATGTAAGAAAGGAATTTGAAAATGATATAAAAGCATTTGATACAGCAGCTAAAAATGGTGTACAGGGTATTAAAGATTATTTGCAAAGATATGCTGAAAAAAATAAAATAGACGGGTCTTCTTTTAGAAACCCAGTAAAACTATCAGCTGAAGAGCAACAAGAATTTGATAAAGCAACTATACATATGGATTACGATAAAGAAAATTATAGTGAAGATAGAGCTCTTAAAAAATATTTTCAAGATTGGTATCAAAAAAACGGAGTAGGACCTGGTGATGATAAAATGACTAAAAAACTCAAAAGCTATAGAACTAATAAAGAAAAAGCTCTACAAAGAGAAGACGAAGTATTAGAAAATATAGCTGAAATGTTATTCAATCCTATTTTTACTAGTCAGCTAGTAAGCAGTACTCCAAGAGAAATAGACTCTAAATTACAAGACTTTTTAGCATGATAGCATTATATCCAGGAGCTTTTAAACCACCTCATAGAGGTCACTTTGAAATAGTACAGAGATTACTTGACGGTACTATTAAAGGTAAACTATATGGGTTAGATAATTATAAGCAAGCCGGTAGTAATGTATTAGATAAAAATTTTGATAAAGTAGAAAAGGTAGATAAAGTTGTAATCTTTATAGGAGGTAATGATAGAAACGGTATTAATAAAGAGCAATCGGCTGCTATATGGGAAATATATAAAAAATATATACCAAATATAGAAGTGATTACAAAAGAAGGTAATCCTATGACACTTGCTAGAGATTATGCTGCTGAAAATAAAGATGAACAATTTTATGCAGTTACAGGTATTAGAGAAAAAGATGACCTTAGAGATTTAGGTAGAATATCAGCATTTAAAAAAACTCCTAACGTAAAAGGATTATCAGTTACTTCAAATGATAGTAATAAAATCAGAGCTACTAATTTTAGAAAAGCTATTCTAAGCGGAAATTTAGATAAAGTAGCTGATTTTTTTCCTGCAATGTTAAATAGACAGGAAATGTTAAAAATATTAAATATGTTAAAGACGAGCATTGTATCCGAACAGATGAAGGATAAATTAAAAAATGTTATTACCGATATCTTTACTACTGAAGATAATATAGAAGAGTATAATAGGGGTTCACATATTCAACCCCAAGCTGCTATTAAGTCAAAAGATAAAGCATATTTAATTACTCTTTATAAAAGAATACAAAACCAAATTGGTGGTGATAATATATCAATAAGGTTTATGCAAGATCATATAAGGGTTAGTATTGTAGATGAATCTCAAAAGACTGGTTTTGACTTTACACCTTTTATGGGGTCTATACTAGAATATATGATAGATCAAAAAATGAATATAACTCCTCTACCGGAAATTAAACTTAAAAAAGATGTTGCTGAAGCATCAAGTGTTTTTGGAAGAACTGCTTACTATAATCCAGAATTAAAAGAAGTAGTTTTATATACTGAGGGGAGACATCCTAAAGATATACTAAGATCTTTTGTACATGAAATGGTTCACCATATACAAAACTTAGAAGGTAGATTACAAAATTACGGAACTACAAATACTAACGAAGACGATGCTTTAGTTGAAATAGAAAAAGAAGCATACTTGTTAGGTAATATTACTTTCCGCAATTGGGAAGATAAAATTAAAAATCAATAAAGGTTATGAAAAAATTAGTAGATTTATTAGAAGCGTATCCGCTTAAAGAAGAAAAAGAGAAACCACCGTATCAAATATACTGTGATATGGATGGAGTATTAACAAACTTTGAAGCTAGATTCGAACACTTCACAGGAAAGCATCCTCAAGAGTATGAAAAAGAGTTTGGATTAGAAGCATTTTGGCATTTAATAGATGTTAAGATAGGAGTTAGATTTTGGGTTGGAATGGACTGGATGCCTAAAGGATATCAACTTTGGGACTTTATAAAACCATATGGACCTAACTTACTTACTTCTCCTTCAAGACATAATAGTTCAAGATTAGGTAAAAACTTATGGGTAAAAAATAATTTAGAGCCTAAACCTAAAACTATTTTTGCTTATTCAGCTGATAAACAAAGATATGCTAATGAAAATAGTATTTTAATAGACGATAAAAAATCAAATATAAGAGAATGGGAAGCATCAGGAGGAATTGCTTTTAGAGTAAGAAAAGGTGATATAAGCGATGCACTTAAAGGATTGAAAGAGTTAGGTTATGAGTAAAGAAACATTACTAAAAAAAGAATTTAAAGAAAGCGACGTACAGAGAGTTAGAAATTTAGTTAATAAAGATTTTACCTCTGGTGTTAAAGTACAGACAGGCTATCGTAAGGCTTCTTATAAACATAAAGAAGGAGACATATGGGAAGAAAGCGGTAAAAAATGGACTATAAAGAATGGTATTAAACAAAATATTACTAAACTTGATGAAGCTAAAAAAGCTTTAAGAATACCTCTTAGATGTCCTAAATGTAACGGTCCAATGGAACATTGGTTAGCTAAAAAAATGTATAAAATACATGGATTCTGTTTTGATCCTTGTACTGTCGACTATGAAGACTCTCTTAAAAAAGCAGGTCTTTATAAACAGTATGAACAGAGGATGATAAAAGGTAATGCTAGAGAGGTAGTTAAGGATATAGAAAACTGGGTACTTGACTCAGTTAACGATAAACATACATTTGTTACCGAACAAGGAGCTATCGAAGATTGGGGAGGTATGAATGAGAAGACTAAGGAAAAGATATTAAAAGACTTAAAAGAGTTTACAACTATAATGCGTAAGCATATTGAGTGATATTTATATTAAAACAACACAGTGACTCAAAAAGATATTTTAGAATCAGTACTCAAAGAAATTAAGCATATAAAAACTAATATGCCTAACGGAGAGTTAAAACAAATGCAATCAGACATGTCAGATCTGAAGGAGGATGTATCGGAAATGAAGTTTTCTATACTTAATCCTGACAATGGAGTTATAGTAAATACAAACAAAAATACCGAACATAGACAGTTTTTACAGGCTAATCAAAAAGAATTTGAAGCTAAGCTTGGAGAAATAGAGTCATTAAAAAGCTGGAAAGAAGGAGTTACTAGAGCTTTATGGATTATTTTTGGTATTATAGCAGCAATTATCATAAGAATGTTTATGATGCATTCTGAAATAGGAGGATAGAATTTAGGTCATGAAAAAATTAGTTGTAAGTGGGTGTTCACATACCGAAGGTAGTGCATTTTGGCACAACCCGTTCCCTGGTGATGAATCTCCTTTCTCATCACCAGAATTAAAAAAACTCTATCAACAGGAAACTGTATCAAAGAAATGGGTTAGAGACAATCTTACTTGGGGAGCAAAACTTCAAAAATTAGGAAACTACAAAAGCTTTTTAAATTTAGCTAAAGGAGGACAAGGTATAGATTATATTTTAAGAAAGATATTATTTTATACGTTCGAAAAAAACAATTTATCTGACCATACATTTATTATACAGGTACCAGCTCCTGAGAGGAAAGAATTTTTTTACAATAATAAATTACATACGTTTACTAATTTAGTTAATCACGGTGGTATAATTAACCTAAATAAAAACTTTTTATTTGAACTTTATAATTTAGAATACTATGAATACCAAGCTTTGCAAACACTCTTTATTATTCAAAATTTATTAGAATCTAAAAACGCTAAAGTAAAGTTTTTTTGTCAACCTTTTCTAAACTTAAACGGTAATAACTCAGTTTCTTTAGAAAAATTACATAAACTAATATTTAATGAAAATATGGTATTAAGATATGAATCATTAATAGATAAAATTAATTTTATAGATACAAAAAATTTTAATGCTCATAAACAACTATACTTACACCATGCAGGATTAAAAAAAGATGATATGCATTTTACCGAAGAAGGAAATACGGAACTTGCAAGATATTTATATAAAAATATAGACAATAAAGAAAACTATAGATCTTTATTATGACAAACGAACAAATAAAAAATATCACAGTAGAGTCTTTAAGAGACTGGTTTAAGAAAGAGAAGTGGGTTCGCATTTCTTCTTCTGGTAAAATAGCCGGTGCTTGTGGTACTTCTAAGAATAAAAAGAATCCTGATAGATGTCTACCCAAAGCAAAAGCACAGAGTTTAACTAAAGGTCAAAGAGCCGCTACTGCAGCAAAGAAAAAGAAAGCAGGTAAAAAAGGAAAGACAGTCGTGAAAAATACTAAGAAAGCAACAGTTCAAAAAGAAGCTCAATCTCACCCTGTAATGATACAGCAGAGAATAGCTCATGCTAAAAAAGCAAAAGAAAAAGCAAAAAAAGAAACTGCTGATCCACAAGACGGAAAATCAGCTCCTTATGGTTCAGGTTTTAAACCAGTAACAAAAGAGGCTGTTGATGCTTTATTAGAGAAATGCTGGAAGGGGTATGAAAAAAAAGGTATGAAAACTATGTTTGGAAAAAAAGTACCTAACTGCGTTAAAAAAGAAGATATACAAAATTTAGTAGTAGGATTACTACATGAAGTACAAAACGAAGGAGCTATAGAAGAGAAAGATGATAGATGTACTAGATTAGCAAAATCAAAATATGACACCTGGCCATCCGCTTACGCCTCCGGGGCAGTTGTTCGTTGTAGAAGAGGCGAAATTTGGAAAAAGAAATAATGCCTGCAAAAATAAAACCTTCAACTAAAGAGTACGTTAGAGATGCTAGAGGTAAAATGACTAATAAATGGTCATGGAAACACTACACTCCTGCTACTACATCAACAGAAGAGTTAAAAAAGTTACTTGAAAACTCTAGCTACAAAAGAAAGAAAAACATTATACTAAAAGAACTTGCTAAAAGACAATGACTAGACTCACATTAGCACAGATGATTGGAGAAATTCTTGCTGCCGAAAACTTCAAAGACGGAAAGAAGAAAGGTAAGTCAAAACCTGGTCGTGTTAAAAAGTCTGGAGCATCCTGCAAAGGCTCAGTCTCTTCCTTAAGAGCTAAAGCTAAAAAGTACGGCGGTGAAAAAGGTAAAATGTATCACTGGTGTGCTAATATGAAAGGTGGTAAGAAATGAGAGTAGCAAATACTACACTACATAGGGAACCTAACTTCTTAGACCCTACTGAAGATATCAAAACACTTAAAGATCCTAATTCTGTCGACCTATTTGATCAAAATGGATATCATTTAACTAAAGCAGAACAAGCTTTCTTAGGTTATAACGGATATCAAACAATAGAAAGAAGACATGAGGATTGTATGAGATACGATTGGATGTTATGGGATAAAAGAGACGGAGCTCATATAAATCATTCAGACATATTTGAAAGAAAAGGATTTAGCTCTAACGCATTAGAACAACTTTACGCTGTAGCTCCTTCTAACCCAATGTTATACAAGCTTATAAAAATGAAACCTAAATGGGGAATAGACATATCTATTGATTATGTTTCTCCTGATGCAGTATTCGAAGTATTTCATTATGAATGGGATTCTTTTGATTATGAACAAGTTATGGAAAAAAAGTTGGAGATTGAAGAATTTCTTCTTAAATTAGATTGGGACGATGTAGCTAAGGACCTATGGAGAAAAAAAGATGATTGGTTCTATCTAGATTTTTTTGAACAAACTAAATGGAGAACAGACTACTTTGGTTTATCCCCAGAAAAGTTCAAAAACGTTATTTGGGATAGTTAATCTATTTATTTATATACGTATACAAGACTCTATCTATGAACTACAAAGAACTTAAGGATCGACTTACAAAGTGCGAATATACATTAAAAATGTTTAAAAACGGAACTTTACAAGACAAAGATAAAAAAACTGTTAGAGAACTGAAGATTCTTAAAGAATCCTTAGAGAAACAAATAAAAGAACAGGAACCAGGTATGGTAGTTACAAGAGATGCTGAAGAAGCTGAAAAATTAGCTAAGAAAGGAGTTAACGTAAATCTTAAAACTGAAGGTCCACATCAAACAACTTATATAAAAGTATCTAGAAAAGATTATAAAAAAGCAATGGGTATATTAGATAGTAATATAGACCCAACTTATGCTAGAATGGACGTTGTAGATGATGATGGAGCTGGTAATGTACTTATTTACTTTAACTTTAGAGCTAAAGACGATGGAGAACCAGGCGAAGATCCAGCAGAGTTTATTTACGACGTAGCTATGGACTTAGAAGCTAATGGTATTTCTATTGTAGATAAAAGTCACGATGTCTTTGATGGTGAGGATACTGATTATACTAAACGTAGAAAAAAAGGAGACGATTACTACGAAGATCCTGATTACTATAAAGAAGGAACAGACATTAATGACCCAGTTCTCATGAAATTGAGAGCGTTACAGTCTAGGATGGCTAAAAAGAAAGCCCCTAAGTCACGTGGCATCAGTCAAGAAAAAGCTATGGACTTGAGATTAAGACTTCAAGACTTAGAAGACGAAAGAGCCGATGTTTTAAGGAATATGGAGCAGGAAGCTGAACCAGAAGGAGGTCCAATAGCAGATGATTATGGAGCTATACTTAATGATTTAGATAAAAAAATCGACAAGATAATGAGTAAGCTTAGACAGTATGATATGAATGAACAAGATAGACAACGTAAGTTATCTCATAACGAACTAAGCCGTATAGGACATGAAGCTGGTAAAGCAGTTGTAGCTTCTATACTTAAATCAGGTGATGAAGTAACAAAAGCTAACGTAAAAGATATTTACAGTTCAGCCTTATCTAATAATCACCCTGAAGCATTTTCAGTACATGTAATTTATAAAAACGATAAAGAAGATTCTTATAGATTTCATATAGGAGATGATAAATTAATTTTCTTAGCACCTGATAATAATGATATAGTAGTATCAGATGTAGGAATTAAACCTTCAGGAGAAGCAGTAATAAATAAAGAATTAATTAAAGACAGAATGTTAAAATACTTTAAAGGTATGAACGAAAATTTACCACACATGGGAATTAAACCTGGATCTGAAGAAGATTTAGAAAACAAAAGATACAGTAGATTATCTGATAAAGATAAAGCAACACTCGCTAAAATTGCTGATATGATAAAAAATGCTAATAATGAAGACTATGACTATAATGAAGGAATAGAAGACGTTATAGATCCTGCTGACTACGGAGTAATTGCTCAAAATTATTTAGATGGATTTGATAAACCTCATTCGTTAGATTTAGATGATTTAGAAATGTTAGGACGTAAAATAGTAAAGCAGCTATATAAAGGAGACTTTAAAGCAGCAATGGCTAGACATGGAGGTACAAATGTAAATGAAGAATCTGAATTAGATAAAATTACTAAAGCAAAGAGGCTTATTAAAAAACAAGCTTCTGCTATGAATAAACTACCTCAAGACGATCCTAAAAGAAAAGCATTTATTGATAAAGTAAAACAAATTAACAAAAAACATAAAGAGCTATTAGATAAAGAAGATGATAAAATAGCAGGAACAGGTAAAGATCAAGAGTTAGATGAAGGAAGAGGAGATTTCGATGATGTATTAAAGGCTGTACAAAATATGTCAAACAATGATGATATATCAGAAAGAGATGCAGCAGCAGAAATAGTATTAGCTTTAGCAGATAAATTTCAATTGCCAGTAGATAAGAATCTAGAAGATTACATGGAAGAAGTAGTATCTGAAGTTAAAGTTGGAGATACTCTTTCAAAAGACGGTAAAAAAGGAAAAGTAACTAAAATATCAGATACTCAAGCTACAGTAGATTTCGGAAACGGAGATGTATACGGAATAGCACATAGCAGAATAAAAGGACAAAAAATACTTAAAGAAGCAACAGACTTATACGATAGAAATGGTATTCAAATTACAAGATTTGCAGGAGGACAAAAAAGAGGATTAATGGTGCAAGTTAGTTACGGCCTTAAGTATATACATATACCAGCTGACGAGTACAACAATTTTGTTAGAGCAATGGCATCAGTTAGAGATGATATTAGAGATATGAAACTCCAACAACCTGCAGATAGATATGAAGGAGTTAACGAAGCAGATGCTAAACCAATACCAGATACTATTTTACGTGGTTATAATGCTAATGTAAAAAATGCACAATCAATGGCTTCAGCTTTATTATCTCTATTTAATCAAATAAACGATAAAGAACCTACTGATTTTACAGCTAACGGAAATATAAAAAGAGTATTAAAGCTACTTAACTACGTTGCAAAAACACCAGATACTGAAACAGATCAAGGAGGTGAGCAAACAGCAGATGGATTAGATGAAGCTTCTAATTCAATACGCACCCCAGCGTATGATGAGGCAAGAGAACAGTTTTTCGATTATTTAGAAAGAACTTTAGACGCTACTTACAGAAATGCTTCAAAAGGAGCTACTGCAAAAAATTTATTAAATCCTAACAAAGAAGAATTTATTACTCAACAAATACTACCTGCTATTTTAAAAAGAGACGACCAACCCTTCTCCACTGTATTTAAACAACAGATGCTAGGAGACGAAAACCTAAGAAGAGATTTTGTACGGGTAGCTATAGAAATGTATCCTGAACCTAAAATTACTCCCGATGCTGTTAATCCAGATGGATCTGAGTATATGGGTGAAGAAGGAGATATAGCTCATGATTGTGCTAATCACGTTCTACATGAAAAATATGGACACGGTATTTGTTTAGAAGAACAACACACTCTAGTAAGAGAAGGAAATAAACACGTAGTAACTCATTATGATGTATTTTTCAAAGAAGGAAGTAAAACAGTAAGAGATATACCAGTAAGTGAATTAAAAGTTATTACGGAATCTCACCACGGACACAAAAGAAGAAAAAAGTAAAATGAAAAAAGCTGAGTTAGAAAATATTATATTAGAAGCTTACGAAGAGGTACTTAAAGAGAGTTTACTTGATCAATTAAACGAAGAAGAACCTGAAGAAGAACCTGCACCTGAAGAGGAACCTGATATGGATGCTCCTCAAGGTACTGTTTTAGAAGATGCAACTGATAAGATATTAGGCAAATTTCCTACCTTAAAAGCAGCTCTAGTAAAACTACAAACAGAACAATTTAAAGAGTTCGTCGAGTCAATAGACTGGGTTTCTCCTAGACCAACTTCATTTAGAGTGAACCTTAAAAATGGTCAAGACTACATACTTAAGTGGATGGGAGATGGATTTCAAGCTCAAATACAAGGTAAAAGATACTATATTAATAAGATAGATGATTATCAGCAAGCATTAGATAAATTAGAATTACTTTATAGAGAGTCACCAATGAAAGGAGCTGGAGAAGGAGAGCCTGCTGATGTAGACACCGGAGGCGGTGGCGGTGGCGGAGGAAACTTTCCTGGAGGAGATGCTGGAGGCGGTGGTGGAGAAGGAGATGCTCTTGACGCTTTCGCAGGAGGTGAAGGTGGTGAAGAAGGTGGGGGAGCTGATTTATCAGACGAGCCTGTAGACTTTGAAGCAGGAGAAGAACCAGACGCATAATGAACATTACAGATAAACTATATACAGAGTGGGCTTGGAGATCTAAAACAGGTACTCCTTCTATGGATAACCCAGAAGACAAAGCTATTTTAGATAATTTATTATCTGAATTGGTTGAACAGAGCCCTACGAAGGCCGATATAATAGACTATATAAAAAACGCTGAACTTGACGATAAACAAGTTGCCAAACTTTACCAAAGAGTATCTAACTTCGGTAATTATAGAAGTATAAAAAGCACTATGAATAAAAAAGGGTATGGTGCTTTAGCTAAAAAATACTCTGTACAAATACAGCAAATAATAGAAGATTTACCGAGAGAAGATGCAGAAAAATTTTCAACATATTTACAAGATGAATCTAAACAAGCAACTTTTCCAGCAAATAATCATACAGGTAATCTACTTGAAACATTAAAAAGCAAAACAGGATTATCTGATGCAACTATAAGAGCTGTATTTTTTCATACCGCTCAAGATGAAAAGAAACGAGGAGTTGGAATGGGTGAAATTGCAATGTCACTACTTTTTAAAAATGTTTCTAATACAGTTGGAGGTAAAGGAGATTTATCTATTGATGGAGGAGAATTTGAAATTAAGGGTAATGGTGCTAAACTAGGACCTAAAGGCGGTACAAGCAGAGATGCTTTTATTAATGCATACTCTAAATTTGGAGTTGAATTTGATGGAGCAAAGTTTCTTTATAATGATAAAAAATTTAACAAAAGCGGTATTCCTTACTTAATCAGTGAATTATTTAACAAAGAAAATAAAGGAGATATACTTAAGACAACCAAAGACTTTTTAACAGGAGTTGTAGGTTTACCCGCAGATAGCAGAATCAACAAAATAGATTACAGTGACCCTGTATCAATTAACCGTAATGTAGGTTTAATGCACTTTATAGACTACTCAAATACAGAAGGATTTAATCATTTTATGGTTCATGATTTTGGTAGTGGTGAAAAATTAAAAGGAGGTAATACAGGTAAGTATATTTATGTAACTGGCTCTCCTGAATCTATGGCTGACGGACTAGCTAAATTAGGAGTTAATTTTGAAAAAATTTCATATGTCCTCTTTAGACCTAGAATTGGATTTGCAACTTCCTACTTAGGAGAAGACGAAGAATAAAAGTTATGGCGAAAGATATCAAAAAGATAATTGCACAGGAATATCTTAAATGTGCAAAAGATCCAGCATACTTTATGAAAAAGTATTGCTTTATCCAACACCCTACTAGAGGTAGAATTCTTTTTGCTTTATACCCTTTTCAAGAGAAAATCTTACATTTATTTAAAGATAACCAATATATTATTACTCTTAAATCAAGACAGTTAGGTATATCAACTTTATCAGCTGCCTACAGTTTATGGTTAATGCTCTTTCATAAAGATAAAAACGTTCTAGCTCTTGCAACTACTCAAGCAACAGCAAGAAACTTAGTTACTAAGACTATTTTTATGTATGATCAGCTACCTAAGTGGTTAAGGTTAAGAGCAGTAGAAAAAAATAAATTATCTTTAAGATTAAAAAATGGCTCTAAAATTACTGCAAAATCTTCAAACGCTGATGCTGCAAGATCTGAAGCGGTATCGCTACTATTAATAGATGAGGCGGCATTTATCGATAATATAGACGAAACATATACTGCTGCTCAACAAACGTTAGCTACCGGTGGACAATGTATGGCACTGTCTACTCCTAATGGAATAGGTAACTGGTTTCATTTAACATGGGAAAAGGCTGAAACAGGAGAAAATTCATTTTTACCAATAAGATTACCGTGGACAGTACATCCTGAAAGAAATGAAACTTGGAGACAACAACAAGATAGAGACTTAGGTCCTAGAATGGCCGGTCAAGAATGTGACTGTGATTTCTTATCTTCAGGAGATACAGTATTTGAACCTGAAGATATTACTTTCTATGAAGAAACATACCAAAAAGACCCTATGGAAAAAAGAGGAGTCGATGGTAATTTATGGATTTGGGAAGGAGTTGATTACGGTAAATCATATATGGTTGTTGCAGATGTAGCGAGAGGAGATGCTACAGATTACTCTGCATTTCATATATTTGATATAGAAAACTGCGTTCAAGTAGGAGAATATAAAGGTAAAATATCTCCTAAAGATTTCGGTAACGTATTAGTTGGTATAGCATCTGAGTATAATGATGCACTGTTAGTAGTAGAAAATGCTAATATAGGATGGGCTACTATAGAACAGGTTATGGAAAGAGAATATAGGAATTTATACTATAGTCCGACTAATAATAGAGATACAGTAGAATCTTATATGCACAAATATGAAAGAGATAAATTAGTTCCTGGCTTTACTATGTCAGCTAAATCTCGTCCTTTAGTGATAGCTAAAGCAATTGAGTATATTAGAGAACATTCAGTACATGTACAGTCAAAAAGATTAATGGCTGAGATGAGAGTATTTATATGGAAAAACGGTAAAGCACAAGCTCAAGATAGATATAATGATGATTTGATTATTTCTTTCGCTACTGCTCTATATGTAAGAGATACTGCGTTAAGACTAAGACAACAGGGTATGGACTTGGCTAGAGCGTCGTTATCATCGTTTACAAACCTAAATGCTAAGAACCAAGCTATCATCAAAACAGTTGGAAATCAAGTAAAAAATCCATATATTGTAAATACACCAGGAGGCGAACAAGATATCTCTTGGTTATTAAAATAGACTATTTATAATTAAAACGTACTTTAATGGCGGATAAATCATTATTTGGTAGACTTAAGACACTTTTTTCAAACGACGTAGTAATAAGAAACGTTGGAGGTAAAGAACTTAAGATTGCTGATGTAAATAAAATACAGAAAACTGGTAGATATCAAACTAATTCTTTAGTAGATAGATTTAGCAGGCTTTATATCTATAACAATAAGAATATTTATAACCCTAATATTAACTACCAGACTTTAAGAATTCAATTATACTCAGACTATGAAGTAATGGATACAGATCCAATCATAGCATCTGCTCTAGATATCATAGCTGACGAAGCTACTGTTAAAAACGATCAAAACGAAATATTAGCTATTCAATCTTCTGATGAGAATATTCAAAGAGTACTTTATAATTTATTTTATGATGTACTTAATATAGAATTTAATTTATGGTCTTGGACTAGAAACATGGTAAAATATGGAGACTTCTTCTTAAAATTAGAGATCTCTGAAAAGTTTGGAGTATATAACGTACTCCCTTATACTGTATACCACATGATAAGAAGAGAGGGAGAAGATCCTGATAATCCTTCTAAAGTAATATTCCAATTAGACCCAGATGGATTAGCATCTTCACAAAGTACTAACTACTTACCTAGAAGACGTAAAAAGAACCAAAAAATTATAGATTTTGATAATTACGAAATAGCTCACTTTAGATTAATATCTGATACTTCTTACCTACCATACGGTAGATCATACTTAGAACCAGCTAGAAAGATA